TATAAATGATTGGTGAAAGGTTTAATTTTGAGGACGTTTTTTTCAGAGATTTGACAGTCTGTGTTTTAGATACATTAGAAGGTCAAGTTAATTGGATTAACCGATTTTCTTCAGGTGATGTTTATGTACAAGTACCATTTTACTATTCACTTACTGGTGATGAAAGATTCTTATTAGACACATTCTCGGATGATGTTGTTTCAGAAAACAGATTTGTTGAGTTAAATACTGATGTGATACCGAGAGGTCATTTAACAATGACCGGATTCAATATAAAGTCAGATGAGTTTGCTAATCCAAATGTTTGGCTCAGAATGGTTGTCGAAAATGAAGTAGAAATACGAAAAGTTTTAGCTAAAGTTAGAGCAATTCCAATTACTGTAAGTTACGAACTGACTATTTTATTATCAAGTGAAATAGACACATTCAAATGTAGTCAGGCACTTATGGACACAATGTGGATTTACAAGTTTATGTATTTTGAACATAACTTTATGAACATAGATGCTGTAATAATTATGCCAGATACTAATCAAATTGAAATGAGTAGAGAAAAAAATCTTACTTCTGATAATAACATTAGACTAAAAGCCTCTTTCGAAGTTTCAACTTACTATCCAGCGTTTAGAAAAGATAGAGTGAGCTCAACCGGATATCCGAGATTTTATGGAACAGGTATGACAGACTTAAACGGTTTTGCACTTTCAGGTGGTGTGTCAGACTTTTTTGCTCAACCAGGAAGAGAAAACAATCCTTATGATTACATAGGTGGTCAGAACTCTACAATTGCGTCTCAATTTGGTTCAGTTGGAGGAACTGAGAATGCTTCTGGATCAGGAGCACCAAACGGTGGTTTTGGTTCTACTGGTAGTTTCTATAGTTCTCAAACTGCGGGTGGAAATCCACTAGGTAGCGGAGCAGCGAGAAATGTTTCTGGTGGTAGATTTGTCAATGATCCAGATTATTACATAGTAGCACCAAAAAGAACAAGATGGTTTAATAATATACTTAAAGCAAGAGAAAGAACTTCGACACCAACTAATAACCCAAATAGTGGTCCACCGAGTAGTTCTAACGATGGTGCTTCAGGTGATTATATAGATCCAAATAGATAGTTTAAAAATGACAAAAAATCATTTTTTATACATAATATATAGAATAAATAAAAAAAAATATTTTAAAGTATGAAGAATCTTAAACTCGAATTGTTTAACTTCAAAAGGGAACTTTCACTTGAGCAAGATGAGATTTCTGTTATAATAGAAGGACATATGAACGCTTGTAATGAGCACTCTGAAAAATCAATTATTTTATCTCTTAATGAGAGACTAAAAGCGTACACTTATGACAAACAAGTTAAATCTCTTCTTGAAGGTCTTAATGATGATATGAAAAACCATGAGTTAATTTATGAATTGAAAAATTTATATAATGTACTTAACTCAAAAAATCAAGGAGAGTTGTATAGACAACCTATCAACGTTCTTTTACAAACAATTAATTTAGATTCTGATCAAGACAGAATGTCTAAAGTATTGAATGAATTAGCAGTTTATGACTGGGTTCCAGAAATTAAACTTTTCGTTCATAACTTAACTTCATCACCAGAAAAAAGAAATAACTTATTGAGTGGTGGTAAAGGTGAATCTATTTTCACAATTGTTGAACAAGTTGAAGATGGTCATATTGCGTTAATCAGAGATTCTTGGTTCCTTCTAACTGAAAATTCAATTGAAAAAACTCTTCTTGAAAACAATGTGAAAGATGAAGAAAGTTTAATGACTCTAAGAACTTTAGAAACAGCTATGAAATATGCTTCTGTAGATGAAGATAGAGTTAACTTTAGAATATCTGAGTATTTAACATTAGGTTTATCAGTTACTAAAAAAGGACTATTATTTATTAATGATGATGAAATGAATGAAGAAACTACGTTAGAAAGTTTATTTAACTCACCAATCGTTCCAATTGTTAATAAAAACTTTTACCCAATTATTCTTGAGGTTTCTCAGAATTTAGATAAGTTTGTTGAATTGGATGTTGTTAAGAAAGTTCAAAACTTAGTAAATCCTTATTTAGAGTGTTTTGCATTCAACTACAAAAACAATACTTATCTTTATAGAGTTGATGAGAGATATGGCAATTCATTCTTCAAATACGAATCAGCAATTGAATTAGTAAATGAAGTTAGAAATGAATTAAATTATGACTTAACATATTTCTATGAGAACAAATTAAGTAAAGAAATCATAGTTAAAAGAAAATTAGAAGATAAAGAAAGAGAAATTTCATTGAAACTTGAAGATGTTCAATTCAATATTGAAAAAGTAAAAAATTCAATGCAATTAATTGGTGAATCTGAAGTACTTTCAACTGCACTTAACAACTTAGAAAAAAGAAAATCAAACTTAGAAACTGAGTTACAAGGTGTTAAAGAACTTCAATACAACGAAAGAATCAAACTTTAATTATTAAAATTAATAAAGAAACCCTCGAAATATCGAGGGTTTTTTAGTTTTAAACTTTTGTAGTGAATTAATATATAAAACAAAGTAAAAGCTTTGAAGGTAAATAACCTTATAAAAAATAGCTTAAATGAATGTACTTTTTATATAAATTAGTTGATCCGATAACAGAAGAAATAAAATATATCGGTTATACAAAAAGACCAAAAGTAAGACTCTGGGAGCATATAAGAGACGCGAAAAGAGGTTTGAAAACTTATAAGTGTGATTGGATAAGAAGTCTAATTATAAAAAATCAAAAACCAATAATAGAAATTATTTCTAGTTTTGAATATCAAGATGAAGTTACAAAAGAAGAAATTCGTTTAATAAAAGAACTTAAAGAATCTGGTTATAAGCTAACAAACCTGACAGAAGGCGGAGATGGTCAGAGGGGAATTAAGTTAAAAAAAAATCACCCACTGATAAACTGGAATAAGGGTAGAAAAATGAGCGATTGTTCTAAGAAAAAACTTTCAGATTCTAAAAAAGGTGTAAAATTCACAGAAGAACACAAAGAAAAATTATCACAATCGAAAATGGGTAAAAAGCGTTCGAAAGAGTCAATTGAGAATCAAATAAAAACAAAATCAGAACCAATTAAAGTAGTTACACCAACAGGTGAAGAAATTATTTTCGATAAAACGAAAGAAGCTGTAAAATTCACAGGAGTATCATCAAAACAAATAAAAAAACTAATAGAATTAAACAAAAAATCTAAAAAAGGATTTTTGTTCCAAAAATTAATCCATGAGCCATTTATTTAAATAACAAGGATCTCTACGTCGAGATTATAGTGTCGAAAGCACAAGGAAAATTAACAAGAAATGCTGAAAAAATGCTAGAACTACTAGCAAAGAAAACAATCAAAAAAATGAGATACTGGTCTAATGATGACAAACTTGATTGTTATCAATCCGGGCTATTAGATATGTTTCAAAACTGGTATAATTTCAATGAAGACAAATCAGTAAATGCGTTTGCTTATTTTACTGAAGTTTTTAAGAGAGGTATAGCGAAAGGTTACAACGAATTATATAAAAAGAAAGGTGACAACGAACACCTAATCAAATTAATATCAATAGAAGGATCGAATGATGGTCAAGGATTACACTCAATCTAATGAAAAGAATAATTCTTAAAATACTTCTTTATTTCACTTTTAAGATTAAGAAATCTAGAACTAAATCAATTTGGGAATTATAAAAACTTAAAGATTAGTTTAATTTAATTTTCCAAACAACTGGATTTATCTTACTTAGGCAGTAATAAGACATTCTTCTATTACCTCCGACTAAATACCATTTACCATTTATTTCAATAATAGAACTAAGTGGTATTTTTTCACCTCTTTCAATAGCTTTATCAAAGTGGTCGAAAGAACCACTTGTGTAGTTTTTATACTTCGATGCTAATTGATAAGCTTCTTTATCTATATCTGGAAAATCCTTAAATACTCCCGAAGTATTAAAACGGTCTTCCGCACCTTTCTCTTTTAAGAAGTCCATAATTTTTTCATATGAAAACTTCATTTTAGTATAATTATCACTATCTTTTCTATATTCGTCAAATCCAGCTCTTCCGATTTCATTTGAATCATTTGCCAATTTCTCAACGTCATCCTCGTTCATTTGATAAGGCGAACCTGTCCAGAATAATTTTCTAGCAAATTTGATGAAATCATAGTATTTAGTTGCGTCAACTTCTTTACCATCTTTCTTTAGATGAAATTTTTTCATCTTTAGTAGGTCATTAGAGGTCACTGGTTCATTACTCGGATTAGTTGGCTTTCCAGATTGGTCTTCACATTGTGGTTCAAACTCTTCTGGTTCAAAGTCCATCGCCTTTCCTACTTCACCAAATATTGATTTATCTATAGAAAATTTTTCACCTCCGATAATAAATTCTTCCGGTAGTTCATTTCTTAAGTCATTGAATATTCTGAATAATTCTTTAACCTCAAATTCTCCAACTCCCCAGTTTATTTTCTGTGTTGGTGACACTAATTCTTCTTTAATTAGTCTAAATTTAGAATATGATTTCAAAAATTTCATAAACTATATATTAATAGTTTAATCTTATTTTCTGTTAAAATTCTATTTTTATATTAATTAGCAACTTCTATTTCAGTAAATATAGTCTGTAACATTCTTTCGGAAACCAAATAAGGATCACAATTTGAAGCAGGTCTTCTGTCTTCAAAATAACCTCTACCTTCTACAATTGCCTGAGCTGGTATTCTAATTGATGTGTCTCTTGTACTATATCCAAAACTAAATTCATTGATTCCAGAAGTTTCGTGTTTTCCAGTTAATCTTTTTTCATTATGAAGGCCATATACTTTTATGTGACTCATATGATTTTTTTCTAACTTTTGCATCGATTCTTTTATTATTTCGATTCCACCTTCTTCTCTCATTTCTTTTGTTGAGAAATTAACGTGACATCCTGTTCCATTCCAGTCACCATCAAGAGGTTTTGGGTGTAGAGAAACATTTACGTTATGTTTTTCAGCAACTCTATCTAAAATGTATCTAGATATCCAAAGTTGGTCTGAACCATTTAGTGATGTGACTGGACCAATTTGATATTCCCATTGGCCTAATAAAACTTCAGCGTTTATACCTGAGATATTAAGTCCAATTTCCATACATAAGTTCATATGTTCTTCTGCAATCTCGCGACCAATGACGGTATCAGCACCAATGCCACAATAGTAATCACCCTGTGCTCGTGGAGTTTTACCAGTTTCAAATCCTAATGGTAATCCAATTCCCTCACCAAATGGCATATGTGGTTTATGTGTCAAAGTATATTCTTGTTCCCACCCAAACCAAGGAAGTTCATCAAAATTCTGATTTTCTGAGAATTTTAGTTCGTTAAGTCTTTCAGACAATTGTCTTCTGTGATTTGTCACATGAGTAGTTCCATCTGGATTCAAAACCTCACAAAAGACTAATTTGTTTGGCGAACCCCTAAAAGGATCAATGACAACAAAAACTGGTTTTAATAAACAATCTGTATTTTCTCCCCTTCCGGCTTTTGCTTGTAAAGTTGAACTTCCATCAAAAGACCAAACTGGAAAATCAGATGGATTCATTGAATTAATCTCGTTAGTAATTTTTGTTTTACTTCTAAGTCTCTGAGGCTCTGAACCATCGAGCCATATATACTCTAATTTTTGCATAAATAAATATTTTTTTATTTTATTAAACTTAAACGAAATTGTTTATAAAATCTTATGAATAAATTTATCTTATGAACAAAGTTTTTTTACAAATTTGGGAACAATCACATCCAAACAATGATATTACACCAGATGGTGCAAGTCTTCACTTAGAAATGGAAGATAGAAATTTGTGTTTGATAAATTTTCAAAACAAGGAGGTATCAAAAAATCAGACCTATACAAGACCAGTAGGTGATTATAGTGAGGTAACCATATCTGATTCTATCTTTGAAAAATTAAAAATCCAAAGAACGATAATCTTAAAAGAGAATGAGTTTAATAATTTAATAAAATTTGAAGATATAAAATGATTTATTTTTCACTTATTTTTATAGTAATGTATATTTACTATATCTTAAATTATAGAAATCTTGACAAACCTTTTATTCAAAGAGATAGAAACTCAAAATTAGATTTAATTTACTACATATTAAAAGTTTGTTCCTGGGTCTGGATTATTACTGGTGTTTTTTTTACTAATAATATTTTTTTTATTATCCTACTTTCAACACTCGTATTGAAGGTCCCTCTTTATCACTTAAATAGTTCTTTAGGTTCAATATGGCACAGATTAATTCCACCAATTCATATAATAACTCTATTTTTAATGTTACTCACACATTAAATTTTTTCAAGTGTTCTTCTGTTATAATTATAAAGTCATAACCTTTTTTATTACACCACGATATCATAGTTTCCCACTTGTTTTTATTCTTATAAGCCATTTTTAAGTCGTATTCAAAATTTTTGAGTTTCTTAAGTCCTTTTGCTGGAATAGCTAATCTACCTTCATTTAAGTCCTGTACCATTTTATATTCTTTCATAGGTTTTACTTCTACAACAACTTGTTTTAACGTACCATCATCTAATCTCATTTCATAATAAAAATCTGGGTAATAGCAATGTTCTTTTATTTTCAAATCACCACCATCGAAATGTGTCATTTGATATGGTATTCTTAAACACTCAGCTCCCCATTTAGTGATTTTAGTATTATGGTCCAACCAAGTCATTATTTTCTTTTCCCAGGAACTTCTAAAATAAACACCACCATGTGTGTTTAATTTGATTATTTTGTCTTTATTCTTTGGTATATAATTTCCCTGATTATAATTAGAATTATTAGGTTTTGAATTTAACATAACCTTTGAATTGTTTTATTTTTATATATAAAAGAAAAAATGTCTCTATGGCAGAGTTGATGGATAGAGTAAAATTGAATCTTTTAGAAAATGGTAATGGCGTTGTAGATAATTTCAAAAATAATTCTATTTTTTTTGTTGAAAAGTATTCTAAGAGTGATAAGTTGGTGACTAATATTCCTGTAAAAAATATTTTTCCAGGAGGTTTTTACTTTTTTCAATATCACGATAGTTCAAATTGGATGAAATATGCTCCTGTTTTTGTGGCATCGTATAAAAAATTTGGTAACAAAATCGTTCTTTTTTGTGTTAATTTTAACTTTATTCCATTAGAGGTAAGAGTTTTAATATTTGATAAATTTATTACAGAAGATGACTTTAATGAAGACAATTTTCTAAAAGTAGATTATGAAAAAATGTATGATGTGTTAAACTCATTAGGTTTTGCACATGCCTTAATGGAATTCAATTCTATTCAAATAGCGGCTTGTCATAAAATAAATTTAGAACTTTTACCTCGATTTTTATACTCTCAGCATCCTAAAGCAACATATGATCCGAAAAAGTTGATGCAGATTTGGGAAACCAAAATTGAAACTAGAGATGAAAGGCATAAAGAAATGATGTTATCTACAATCTCTGAATTCTATGATATTAATAAAGAAATCAGTGATAAATACGATGTTCTTAAAAATCATATATCCAGGATAAGAAGTAGTATAAAAAGGTTCGGTTCTTAGTAGAATAAGGTGGTTGGAGAGAGTTTAATTTTTTAATATATAAACCTAAATTATATAATTTTCAAAATTTATGGCAACATATAATAATTTCGGAGGAAGCTCTGTTGCAAACCAAAACCTTACTATGAACTCTGCTATAGAGAATAGAGGTCTTTTCAGTAGAATATTAAGAAATCTTTCTAATTATGGAATGAACTATGATGATATGATTATTCGTAATCAAGTCGGTATTGGTATTAATGAAGATCCTTATGCTTCTAAAGGAAACTCAATGTATGACTTCTTCTCACAAAGAGCAGTTGCTTCAATACTAACAAGAAAATCGATACCTTATCTAGATAAGGCTTATGCCGATAAAAGAAGAATTCTAAGAGAGTATTCTATTAAAGATGAAATTAGAGACTTCGTCAGTACAATCACTGATGAGGCAATTGTTTATAATGATGAAAGAGACTTCTGTGGACCTAAAGCTCTATCAACAGATTACTCACAAGAAATTAAAGATAAGTATCAAGAGTATTTTGAAAAAATATATACAAAGTATGGGTTTTCAGATAATATTACTGCCTGGTCTATGATGAGAGACTTTCTAATTGATGGATATTTAGCAATTGAAATTATTTATGATGACAAAAAGAAGAATATTATAGGATTCAATAGACTTAGACCAGAAACTTTAGTTCCTGCCTATGAACCAGCAATTGGTCATTTGTGGATTCAATTCCCAGAAGACCCACAACTCAGAAGAATATTTTTAGATTCTCAAATCGTTTATATTTCATATTCAACTCAGAATGATTATTCAGAGACTTCATATGTTGAGGGTCTAATTAAACCATATAATCAGTTGAAAATTTTAGAGCAAACAAGAATTATGTTTAACGTCCTAAATGCTCAGATTTATCAAAAATTTACAATACCAATTAAAGGTCTATCTCGTCAAAGAGCAGAAGAACAAATCGGACAATTAATTCACGACTATTCAGAAGAAATTGAATTTGATGATACTTTAGGTACCCTTTCAATTAACGGCACAAAACATCTTCATTACAACAAACAAATATGGTTTCCAGAGGGTGATGCTGGAACACCTAACTTTGAGTTAGTAAAAAATGATGGTCATGATTTAAATGATGAAACAATGTTATCTTGGTTTTACAAAGCACTTAAAAGAGCTTCTAAAATACCACTAAGTAGATTTGAGGCCGAAAGTGGTGGTGGCAACCTAATAACAGATTCAGCTGAGATGACAAGAGATGAAATTAAGTTTCATAACTTTATTATGAGGTTAAGAGCTAACTTTAAGGAAATTATCGTAAAACCACTTAAATTACAATTACTTATTGAATTTCCTGAATTAAAGGATGATGAGATTTTGTTAAATCAAATTGACATAGACTTTTATACTAATCAAGTATTTGAGGAGTGGAAGAAACTTAATAACCTAACTAAAAAATCTGAAATAGTTGGAACACTACTAGGTGTAATGAATGGTGAAAAACCATACTTCCATATAGAATGGATTATGGATAAAATATTCAAACTAAGTCCAGAGGATAAAGCCGAAAATATGAAGTATTGGGCTAAGGATGCAGCGACAGCAGCTGCGGCCGCTGGGGCACCACCAGCCGAAGGAGGAGCAGAAGCAGCACCAGCCGAAGGAGGAGCAGAAGCAGCACCAGCTGAGGGAGGAGAAGAAGCACCAGCGGAAGCTCCAGCAGAAACCCCACCAGCGGAAGGTGGAGGTGAAGCAGAAGGTGGAGGTGGAGAATTCGAATTCTAAACTTTCTGAAGTACTGATAAGTCAAATTTAGTAAGACTATCAACGCCTTTTTCTAAAATTTTATCTAAAACAATATCAGAGGTAGTATAATCGTTTTTGAAGATTTTCATCAACTTTTGAATTTTATCTTTTGCTGAAAATCCATATTGATTTTTGAAAGTTGTCTTAAATCTAACATCAAAAAAAACTTCTTTTGTTAAATCCTCAAATTGATAAGTTATATTGAATCTTTCATAACATTCCTTAAGTTTAGATAAACTATAATCGTCTATAATACAAAACATACACTCTTTTTTATCATCATTAGTATATTCAACAAAATCAAACATTGAATAGACATATTCAATATATGAAACTTCTTCTAATGTCATATTGAAGAGAATTTCATCAATATGTGACTGAGAGTGTTTAGTTATTACATTTACAAATTTCATGCTGCTAATTTATTTTCAAAAAAGTAAAAGTTTGTGATTTGTCCTTTTTCATTTTTATATTGATAAAGTTCTGGATAAATTTCCGATTTTAAAAGTTCTTTTAATATTTTTCCATAATGTGTATTTAAGAACTTTACCACAACCTTTAATGATATTAGTGATTTTTTTGAAATAATAAAAGTAAATTTTTGAATTGCACCACAAGCACTCTTCAAATTTGTAACATCAAAATCTTTATCTAAAAGAGATACATATTTTACACTTTGTGAATTATCGATTTCTACGTCGAATTGAATTTTAGTTTCTCCACTTAAGACCAGATTTAGATTTATATCTCTTTTATTCACTAACCAACTGGGGAATTTTGATAAGTACTCTTCATAATTATCAATTTGAAGTCCGGTGACATCTATATCAAAAGTGTGTTCCATTAAAAGAGAGCAAAGTCAATTTGTTTTTTTTCTAGATCAACTGAAGATACAACTACTTTTAGTGGATCCCCAAGTCTTATTTTATTTCCGAATTCGTCAGTAACGGTGAAATTATCAACATCTACTTTGATATTTTTTAATGATTGAAATCTAATTAAACCCTCACACTTACTATCTACAAGTTCAACAAACATTCCCCAATCAGTAACACCAGATACAATTCCATCAAAGACCTGACCTATTTTATCTTGCAAATACTCAGCTTGTTTGTACTTAATCGAATCTCTTTGAGCCTTTGCCGCTACTAACTCTCTTTGAGAGCACCACTTTGCTTGTTCTTCAATTGATGTAGGATTTCCTTGTTTTCTTTTTTGTAAGAAATCAAAAAGAATTCTATGGGTAATTAAATCTGGATATCTTCTTATTGGAGAGGTAAAATGTGAATAATGTGTGAATCCCAATCCATAGTGACCAATATTTTTAATGGTGTATGTTGCCTTAGACATACATCTAGTCACTAATGTTTCTATCATATTTTCCTCAGGAGTTCCTTTAATATCTTTTAGTAGTTGATTAATTGATTTTTTTAACTCTGAAGATTCATCTTCCAATTTAAGTTCATGTCCAAAATTATTACAAACACTAACTAACTGTTGTAGTTTTTCAATATTTGGT